AATCTATTTATAGAAAATCTATTTATTCAATTGCAAGTAATGCTGCTGATGAATTAATCAAGCATGATAATGTAGATGAGATTAAAGAAGCTAATGGTATCAGTAAAATTAAACTATCAGCAGTAAATTCTTCAGCATCTGATGAGTTCAATATTTAAGTAGGTATATATAATCAACAATGTATATAGGGATAGTGTTAAAGCTATCCCTTTTTTTATTAATTGTAAAAACTAATGGTCATGGAGTTACAAGAAAAGAATTTAGAGTATAAAGGTAAGTTAGAAGCTTATCAATTGTATAAGGGAGATACTTATACAGAATATGAGAAAGATAATTATAACAATTATCAAAACCATTTGTATAAACGGGCACTTTATGGTTTAAGTGCATTTACTCAAGCTGAATTAGCTACTATGTGTAGTAAGAAGAAACAGAGAGTGAGTAAAGTATATATGAAAGGTCAGAACATTATTAATCTGTATAAGCAAAAGATAACTAATGCTTATAGTAATTTTATATTCAAGACATTGTTTCCTGAAAGTCCACTAACACAATTCTTTGTGGAGACTGAAGAGACAGATGTTGAGTTTAAAAATACATTATCCTTCAAAGAACTTGGTATCAGTAAAGATCAAATAGTTAATATATTTGTAGCTGAAGGTATTTTACCTAAAAACTTTCATAGTTTGCAGAGAGATACTAATGCATTACCAAGATTGAGAAAAGCTTAATGGAAAAGAAAAAAAAGTACTGCTCAGGGTGTGATTCTGAGCAGTATATTTGGAAAAACTTTGAAGGCAATAAGTATTGCAAGAACTGTTGGGGTAAAATACAATCTAAAGATCCAGATCATAAGGTTATACCTAAAGTATCAGCTAAGAGAAAGAAACTTGATGCTGAATATCTACAATTAAGAGCAAAGCATATGGAAAAGTTTCCACTATGTCAAGTTAAAACAACTGGTTGTACTAATATCGGGAGTGACATACACCACACTTTTGCTGGATCAAACAGAGATGCATTCTATTTGATTCAGTCTACGTGGCTTGTTGTTTGCCGTAACTGCCACAATATCATACACTTAGCTCCAGCAGAAGCAAGAACAATGGGTTGGTTAAAATAAACTGATATGAAAACATTAAGACATGCAAAAGGTATTGAATGCAATCATCCACATGTTATTGAGGTAACAGTAGCTAAATTTGTTACTTGTCCTCATTGTAGAATATTGCTGAGAGAAGCTGATGTTAAATCTAAATTTGAACAATTACACTTATCAGAGATTAAGAATGATGAAGTAAGACTTGAGAATTTAGATAAAAAATTAACTGAAGAGGAGAAAGTTGTATTATCTGGTATTACTTTTAAATGTTCAAGGTGTGATTCACCTATGGTACGTAGAGTAAATGGTAAAACTAATGAGGTGTTTTTTGGATGTAAAAATTATCCAAGATGCAAGGGTACTAAAAATGTAACACTAATAAAAAGATGACAAGAGAAGAAATACAAAAATTAGCATTGGATGCTACTGATAAGAAAAGAAAATGTGGATTAAGTTTAGCTACTGGTACTGGTAAGACTTTAGTAGGTCTTATGCATATGGAAAGAAATCTGACTCCATTAATGAATGTGCTTATTGTTGCTCCTAAGCTTAGTATTTTTACATCTTGGAGAACTGAAGCTATTAAGTTTAATAAGTCTCACTTACTTGACACAGCACAATTCACTACTTATTTAAGTTTGAATAAACTAGATCCAAGAGAGTATGATATGATTTACTTTGATGAAGCTCACTCATTGTTACCTTCACATAGAGAATTTTTAGATGAGTATGACGGTAAGATCTTAGGTCTTACAGGTACTCCTCCTAAAATGGTAAATAGTGAGAAAGGTGAGATGATGCAAGAGTTCTATCCTATATGTTATGAATACTTAACTGATGATGCTATTAATGATAATATCTTAAATGATTATAAAATTATAGTGCATCAACTTAGGTTAGACAATAGTAATAAGAATGTTAAAGCAGGTAGTAAGTATAAATCATTCTTTACTACTGAATTAGCTAATTATAATTATTGGTGCAGTAGGATAGAGGATTCTAGACCGGGAAAAGAGCAGCAAATTTCAAGAGTAATGAGGATGAAGGCTATGATGGCTTTTCCAAGTAAAGAAGCTTATACTAAGATATTGAGTAACTCAATTAAATCTAAGTGTATTATATTTGCAAATACTCAAGAGCAAGCTGATCAATTATGTAACTATAGTTATCATAGTAATAATCCTGAATCTAGTGATAATCTTAACATGTTTAAGTCAGGTGATATTACTAAGCTATCTTGTGTACTACAATTAAGTGAAGGTATTAATATTCCTAATCTTAAACAATGTATTATACTACATGCTTATGGTAATGAGCGTAAGGCTAGTCAAAGAATTGGGAGATGCTTGAGATTATCTGTTGATGAAACAGCTACTATTCACATTCTATGTTATATGGATACTATAGATGAAAAGTGGGTTACTGAAGCATTATCAGGATTTGACCAGGATAAAATAGAGTGGAAAGATTTTAATATTAAGCTATGACACCAAAAACAAAAGCAAAAGAGTTGTTTAAAAAATACTCTAAAGGTAAAGATGAACACGGATGGGCTTTGTGTGACTTTGATAGTTGTTCTAAAAAATGTGCATTAATTACAGTTGATTATTTAATGAAAGAATCTGAAACAATGACTTCATTAGATTATTGGTTTAATGTTAAAATAGAAATTGAAAAATTATGACAGCAAAAGAGAAAGCGGAATTATTATTCAATAAAATGGACATGATAATTTATACTGACCAAGATAATTGGAAAGGTCAATGCGTCAGATGTGCATTAGTCGTAGTTAAAGAGATATTAGATGTATATGAATCATTAGATGAAGATGCTGATATTATGTTTAAAACTGAAATTGATTATTGGGAAGAAGTTAAATCTGAATTGGAAAAGTTATGACAGAAAATAAGACAGCAGTAGACTTTTTAGCTTATGAACTTATAAACTTAGATATAGCTTATGAAATGGGTCTTGAGAAAAATGAGTTTCATAAGCTAAGACAAGAAATTATTAAGAAAGCCAAAGAAATGGAGAAGGAACAGATATTAGCTGCAGCTTATCACGGTGCTAATTATGAAAGCTCACCATATAAAGATGCAGAAGATTATTATAATAAAACTTATAAATCAGATTAAGATGAAACAGTATATACCGTATATAGTAATACTACTAATAGCATATTTAGTAGTAGGGTTTGTTAGGATGGAGTTTAATCCTGTATATTGGGTAAAAGAGGCAAGAATAGCATTAATAGTTGTATCAGGAGTATCAATGATTATATATAAACTTTCTAAACTTATAGAATAATATGAAAAGATTTGAACTAGTAAAAAGAGATGACCATTATGGTTTATACAATGAAGACGGTCATAAAATTGCTGCTACTATAGATGGTTGTAATAGTAAACTATCTAAAGAAAACTGTGATGAGATATTTGGAGTTGTTGATGTTGGAGCATTAGCTTTAGAAGAATGTAATAACACTGACCCATTAAGATTGGATAGCGTGAAGTATAAACAAGACCCTTATTTTAGGATAGGTTATTTAAAAGGTTACAACAAAGCAATGGAGTTGAATGATAAGTTGTTTACTGTTGAGGACATGCTGAATATGTATAATCAAGCATTTGATATTGGTTATAACTTTGGTCATGAATCAGGGGATTCTGAAATTGGAAATATAGATTTTAATGAAGCTCTTCAATCACTACAACAACCAACAAAAATAGAGGTTGAGATAATTACTGAAAAATTCTTTAAAGTGGAAGGTAATAACGGTATAACAATTTATGCTGAAGCAATGAAAGAGTTTGATGAAAGAAATGACTACAAACTTGATGAAAATGGTTGTTTAATACTTAAAAGAATATGAAAATGAAAACAATCACAAAAGCAGTGATACCGTTATCTGATATCCCTGTAAAACTAAGAAAAAACTCATTGTTTAAGAATGTAAAAGTACATACATACATTGAGTGTCATATGGCAGGAAAAGGTAATGAATCAGATGATGATTTAACAGAATGGTTGCGTGAAATGTATCCAACATTATCAAGAAAAATTAGTTTTTTAATACACATTGACATATGAAAAAAGCAATAGTAGGATTAATAGCATTTGCAATAGGGTATACAATAACAAGTATAATTATAGATTATTTATTTAATTAATTATGGCAGCATATGATCCAGACAATATCAGATTCATCAGAGCAGTTGTGAAAATATCAAGTGCTCTGTATGATATTGATGAAATGAAAAAAAGTAAGAAGTTTAAGTATAGCATGAAAATAGATGTTAGCAAATGGCATGAATGGTCTGAAGAGTATATCAAAGAACCTATGAATGTATTTGGTAAAACAGATATTAATGCTTTAATGGATCTGATAGAGTTATTTGATGATTACAATAATAAAATCTTTATAAAAAGTGAATTTAATACAAGATTAAACTTATTTTTAGCTAAAATAGAATCTGCAAGATGGGATTTACTCCAACTTGGAGCTGATAATAAGTCTAGAATGGGAATATTAATTACTAATATAGAGGATTTAACTAATAAAGGTTATTTCAAGTCATATAAAAACTATGTAGATCCGTATGGAAAAGGTTATACTGATATTGTTGACTCAATGAATAGACTTGGTGAGACAATAATAGTTGGAACTAAACCGGAAAATGTGTAAATTAAAATATAAACACTATGGTATTGGAAAAGACACATAAATTAACGCTATATAATGACAACAAACATGATTTTCTTTATGTTATTGCTTGTCTTATAAGATTTTGTGATCACAACCCTGAACAAGCTGAACAATGTGCAGTCTTAGTTGATGGAAGAGAATCATATGATATTAAGTCAGGGTCATTTGATGACATGTATGACTTACTGGTCAAATTAGAAATGTATGAACTTAAAGTAGAGTTAAGTGAAAGTAGTGTGTATTAATAGCAGCAACAAGCCTGATAAGGTTCCTGCCGCACAATGGATAGAAAAAGGTAAAGCTTATACTGTTGTAAGAGTTGTAAAAATGGGTATACAAGCCAATACACTTGGATTTGATCTTGAGGAGGTGAACTTAGAGGGATGTTTTCCTTATGAGTTCTATGATGCTAAGAGATTTTTACCAGAAGACATGGTAGATCAGAAAGATATGGTTGTAGAAATAGTAGAAGAAGAATTAGAATTAGTATGATAAATTATTCCAAACAGGATATAATTGATGAACTATTAAAAATCAGCAGTAAACCAAAAACAAAAGCTCCTCATATTGTAGATAGAAGAAACTATTTAATAGCTATTCTTTACTACACATTTAAAGCAACTGAGGAAGAAATCATTATTTATACTAACTTGACTTCAAGGAGTACAATTAATCATGCTAAAAGGACAGCATTTGAATTGTATAAGATTAAAGATAAGTTGTTTCTGAAAAATGTTGATGAATTAATACAAAAGTATCCATGTGATTTTAATTTTGATATAAAAACGCGGGACTATAATACTACTGCAACAACTATATCAATAACATTATCACATCATCAGTTAGAAAGTTTTACAAGGTATTTAAAATCTAAAAAGATTGATAAATCAAGTGATGGAGCTAAAAAATTAATCTTATCAGTATTAAAATTATGGGAAGAGTAAAGGAGATCTATATTGATTTAATTAATCAGTATGGACATGTAGATGATATTCCAGTAGATATCAAATTGGATGACTATATAGCTAAAAGAAGAGAAAATGAAGAAGAAAGAGAAGAAACTGGAGATAAGTGATATAAAAACTGTGTGTTGTAATGCAGGTTGGTATATAAGATCAAGAGCAAACTATAGATGTGAGAAATGTGATGATGATGTTACATTACATATAGTATTTGCTAATATGGCAATTGATGAATCTGAAAATAAATAATATGGGTAAAGAATTAGAAGAAGCGGCTGAAAGACATTACATAAATTGTATTCCATCAGATAGACAATCTTTTATATCAGGTGCTAATTATCAAGCTGAAAGAATGTATAGTGAGGAAGAACTTTTACAAGCATTAAATCTTGGATTTACCAGCACTGATGAAACTTGGGAACAATGTGTAGCATTTGCCAAAGAACAATTTAAAAAGAAATAGTTATGGAAGTAGTAATAAATGGAATAGTATATGTTCCTAAAGAAGAAGATAAAGAAGTAGAATCTGTTATTCTAGAAGAACATTTTAAATTTGAAGTACATCTTAAAGAATTAGGTGAGATGAATTGGAAAGATGCTAACACTGCATGTGCTTTATTAGGTGAAGGTTGGAGATTACCTACTAGAGGAGAATTATTATTAATGTATGAAAACAAAAATGTGGTTGGCGGTTTTGCTAATAACGGCTATTGGAGTTCTACGGAGGACGGTGTCACCAATGCGTGGTTACAGAATTTCGGCTATGGTTACCAGGTCAACTACGGTAAGGCCAACTTCTACTACGTTCGTGCGGTTAGGTCAATTTAAAAAATAATAGTTATGGCAGAAGTAGGTGTAAATATAGAAGTAGATGTAGAGATTGATGTATATGACTTTATGGGTAATTGTAATGACTCAGAGATTACTGAAGTGATTGAATATTTAGTTGATAGAGAAAAGATTAAACCTGAACACTTTGATCCTGAAGAATATTTAGATACTCTAGATAATGCTGAAGTAGAAGAAGTACAAGAATGGTTAATGCAGAGATATAATACTAAATGTGGAATAAATCATGCAAATGTATTAGATGCTTTAAATAAAATTAGTACTGGATTGTTGCAATTAACTACTGAAGAAGAAGAGTATATTAAATCATTAGCAAATAGATTAGTATGAAAGTATTTGTATTAGTATTGTTATCCTATATCTTATTAGGAGTAACAGATAAGAAAGTAATTATAAAGGATAGAAAGGTTAGAGATGAGTCTTTGTACCGCAGTAATAAAGGGAATGAATCTGTTTATTTAATTAATGCTATAGAAGATGAAATATCCCGTAGAATATAAGTATAGCAAAAAAGTAAGACTTGTAGCAAATGATGAAGATCTTGAGTATTATGTACAAGTAAGATTTTTATTTATGTGGTTTACAGTAGAACTCTATGATGGAACATATCCTGGTGGATATACACAAGCTGATAAACATGCAGAATACTTAGCTTCTAAACCTTTATTTTTATAATATGAAACAGACAGCAGTAGATTGGATAATTAAACAATTAGAATCAGAATATAATTCATTTCCTTTACTTAATGCGGAAGTTTGTATTAAAGCCCAGGAAATGGAAAAGCAACAGATTATTAAAGCTGCTGCAAGTGCATATGAAGATATGTTTGGTACTGATGGTACTGAATATGGTCAAAAGTATTATGATAAATTAACACAATATGACAAATAAAGAAGCATTGATGCACTTATGGGAAAGTGTAGATAAAACTAGTATATACCAGTTGAGTTATATTAGGAACCTGGCATTTGAGTTAGGTGAGAAAGAGTTATATTTTAAATTTAGAGATTATGAAAGAAATATATGAAGAATTTGGTACTATTGGTGCACCAAGTATTTATGAGATTACATTGTTAATATATAATAGTAGTAATCATGATTGAATTATTTATATTAGTTATTTTAGCATTATTGATAATAGGGTATCAAATGTATTCAAATAAATAATTAAAATTTAAAGCTATGGAAGATCTATATAAACAAGTATTGATGATGAAATGGGCTAGTAAAAAAGTAACAAATAAAGCAAGTAAAATGAGAAAGAAAAAGCTGATAACTAAAGTAACTGAAAACAACTCAAAGATTATTAAAAAACATAATCACAGATTGTTAAACAATTCTGTAATAAGAGAAAAAGCAAAGAGTGGATTTTATAAGAATCCTGAGTTTAATTAAATACTTTGGTCAGTAGATATATGAAAAAGAAATTTAGAATTTTAAAGTCACAGTACTCATATGGTGGGTATTTTGTGCAAACTAAAGCAGGGTTTTTTAGTTTTTGGAAATATGTAAAAGATTGTGATGGGTTTATCATACTGTTTTCTACAGCTATGGAAGCTGAAGATCATATTGAGAAACTGTTAGAGCAAGATAAAATAGCAAAATGAGAAGAGAAGACTTAGAAGAGACTGAATTTGTAAAAGTATTTGTACCTAAAGAACAGTCAGGTAATAAGAATGACTATTACTATTATAGTTATGCAATCAATGCAGATGTAATTCTTACATCAAATGAGAGTGATACAATAAACAACAATACATGGAAAGTATATGAACACTCTTGGGGTGTAGCTATGACAGATATTGATGATGTTATAACTCTTATTAATTTATTTAAAAAGTGGAGTAAAATACCATTATAAGTTTAAACCTATAAAATTTAAGATTATGTTCAGTGCAAAATTTGTGAAGAAAGACGGTAAAATGACATATTTGTCAGAAAAAGAAGGTGTAGCATATAAAAACTTTATCAACTTGATTAAAGAAGGTGAAGAATTAGAAATGTTTATTAGTATAAAAGGTGCAGCTGGTTCTTATGCCCAAATCTCAAAGATACATGTATGTATTAGAGAGATGGCAAAAGAGTCTGGTTATACATTTGATGAAATGAAAAAGTTGGTTAAGAAACAAGCAGGTTTATGCTTTGATGTAAATGATGAAGGTAAACAGCTTGAGATGTGCAAATCATTTGGTGAATGTTCAAGTGATGAACTATCTCAAGCTGTTCAAGCATGCATTGAAATTGGAGCAGAATATAATATTAATCTAGCGTAGGTTCAACATAACCTTCATCTCCTGGTTCAAGAACTTCTTTTTCATCATAAAGCTTTTGCTCAGTTGATATTCTCTCAATTTCTGATATCATTAGTGTAACAGTATAAAAAGACTGTTCTAATTGTGTCATTTTAGAATAATCAGCATCTTTAATTGTTTCAATAGATTTTTCAGATTTCTCTTTATTTTGATCTTGAATCTGATTGAATAAGTAAAAAAGTGTATTCTTCAACATGAAATAATATGCTTTGTTTACTTGGACACTTAATAAAGCATCATCCTTAAGTTCTTTTACTGTAATAGCCATAATGTATAATTAAAATTAATATGACAACAAATATAGATATTAATGATATAAAAGAAAAATTAAACGCAAAACTTATTGATTCAGGATGGGCAAGAGTGCTTAGAGGGTTTTTATATAGCACAGAGTTTGATAATATTTTATTGAAATTGATTAAAGACTCACAAGAGGATAAAAGATTTACACCATTTATGAAATACTTGTTTAGAGCATTTGAGGAAACACCTTATACTGATCTTAAAGTAGTTATAGTTGGACAAGATCCTTATCCAGGAATTGAGCAAGCAGACGGGATAGCATTCTCGTGTAGTTTTGAAAAGAAAGCATTACCAAGTCTTAGGTTTATACTTGATGCAGTAAACAGAACTGTTTATAAAGATGAGTATTACTCTGGTTCATTAGTATCAACAGATATTGATCTAAAAAGATGGAGTAATCAAGGTATTCTTATGGTTAATAGTGCTCTTACTTGTGTAATAGGAAAACCTGGATCACATTCAGAGTTATGGAAACCTATGATGGCTTATTTATTAGACTATCTAAATTCTTATAATCCAGGATTGATTTATGTATTCATGGGTAAGAAAGCACAAGAAGACTCAATTCATGTTAATGATAACTGTTATAAATTCTTTGTATCTCATCCTGCATCAGCTGCATATTCACACTTAAAAGAATGGGATTGCAAAGATGTTTTCCAAAAAGTATCTGATCTTACAAAAAAGAATTATAACTTTGATATAAAATGGTAATATGGATGAGATATTCAATCTATTAATTAAGAAAAACCTGAGTCCAAATCAATTGTATATACTCTATTGTATTAAATATAAAATCAAAACTAATGATTTTGTAAATGATGCATTAGAGATAAAACGCTTAGAGTCAGGAGACTGGCTAGAAGCTGATATAACATTAAGCGGTAAATCAGTAATGCTACTACAAGAATTAGAAACATTTTTCAAGACAAGTAAGAAAAAGACTAGCACTGTAATAATGGGTGATAATTTTATAGAAAACATAGATGAATATCTAGATATTTTTCCTAAATTTAAACTCCCAAGTGGTAAGTATGCTAGGTCAGACAAGAAGAATTTGGAGAATAATTTTAGGTGGTTTTTTGATTCTCATGCTTATAGTTGGGAAACTGTATTGAATGCTACTAAACTTTATGTTGATGAGTATGAAGCTACAGGATACAAGTACATGAGAACTTCACAGTATTTTATTAGAAAGCAAGGATCAGATAAAACATATGACTCTGAGTTAGCTAATTATTGTGATATGCTCTTAAATGGATCTGAGGATCCGTCACAAACACATTTTAAAGAAAAAGTTGTATAATGCGTAAAATGTCCAGGTTATCCTTATTGCTATGTGCAATAGTGGGAACTCTGTTTGCATACGTAGTTACTGATGCATTTATTATTGAGATCAGTATGATTAATTTTATAGTGGTTGAGATAATAATTAGCATCATGCATGCTACTTTCAACAGAGTAAAAGTAAAAGTTATTTAATAATTGTATATGGCCCTTAAGAAAAAAGAAGATAATCTCAAATGGAATAGCCAGAAAGAAGGCTTTCAAGAATCCTTGCATTATCTAAAGGGAAGAATGGTTGGTGATATTAAAAGTCTAAGAACACCGTGGCCTAAATTTAATGATGCAATGACTGATGGTATTGAATGGAATACTATGACTGTTATTGGTGGTAGACCTGCTAGTGGTAAGACTTTAATAGTAGAGCAAATTGTAAGAGAATCTTTTATACTTAATCCTGCAGATGACTTTAGAGTTCTGCAGTTTCAGTTTGAGATGCTTGCAAGATCATCTGCAATTAGAGAATACTCAAGTATCATTGGTAGATCATATAAGTATCTATGTAGTGCTGATGGAACATTGTCTCCAGAAGATTTACAGAAATGTTATGATTATGCTAAAGAAAAGGTTAAGTATCCAATTGACATTGTAGAAAAACCATGTACTGTAGATGAATTTATTAAAACTATACATGAGTATATGGCACATTATTCTGAGGTATCAGATGAAGGTGTAAGAAAGTATAAGAAAACTCTAATATCATTAGATCACTCTTTACTGATAAAGAAAGCACAGACTGAAAAGGACAAGAATGAAACGTTAAATAATCTAGGTGAGGCATTAACTGGTCTCAAAAGAATATATCCTATTGCTTTTATTATATTAAGTCAGTTGAATAGAAATATTGATAATCCTGAAAGATCAGAAGACGGCAAGTATGGTAACTATGTATTAGAATCAGATATATTTGGTGCTGATGCGTTATTACAGCATGCGGATACCGTAATAGGTATTAATAGACCTGCTAAACAGAAGATCAGATTCTATGGCCCTGATAGATTTATAATAGAAAATGATAGAGTAATGGTATTACACTTTCTTAAATGTAGAAATGGTGATACCAGATTAAGTTTCTTCAGAGCTGAGTTTGAAAAGATGCAAATTGCAGAAATGAATACTCCAGCACAGCAAGAGAAAAGAATAGGTACCAAATAAATAATATATGGCATTAACAACAAAAGAAGGTGGTAATCAAACCAGTGGATTTAACAGAAAAGAGAAGACTGAAGAATTGATGAAATATCATCAAAAGGTATTTAATGCATTAGGAGTATCTAATCCATTATATATTCCTAAATGCGCTTATAGACCATATGGTAAAGATGAATTACATATGGGATTCTTTAAGAGTGAATTATGTAGAGATCAAGATATTTATACTGAATACACAAGTATAGCTCTTGAGTCTGAAGATCCAACAAGAACACTGTATAAATGGAAATATAATCCATTTTATGATGAGGAGTATGAAACTACTGAACCAAATGGCCAAGGTCATGTAAGGTATTTGATCCCTGTATCTGAATTGATAAAAGTAACGGCTGAACCTAAGAAGACTGAACCTACAAAGACTGAAGTAGAAGGATTGTTTCCTGATTTTGATGGGATAATGGATGCAGATTTAGATGCTCCTCTAAGCAGTTTAACTGTTAGAGATCTAGCTGCAATATTATTACAGAAACCAGTAAGCAATAAGAAATGGTTAAATGATTTAATAAAGTAAAAGTATGAGTGAAGGATTAGTATTGCCTACTAAGAAAGTAAGTGCTACAAGAGTAAATCCAAAGAGATTAATTGTCTATTCAAAGCCTAAGACTGGTAAAACTACCGCTTTTGCAGGATTGGATAACAATTTAATCATTGATTTGGAGAATGGGACTGATTATGTAGATGCACTGAAAATTAAAGCTAATAATCTTAAAGAGTTATTAGAGATTGGTAAACAAGTAATAGCTGCAGGTAAACCTTATAAGTTTATTACTATTGATACCGTAACTGCATTAGAAGAAATGGTAGCTCCATTAGCAGTAAAAAAGTATAGAGCAACACCAATGGGTAAAAACTTTGACGGTGATAATGTAATTACTTTACCTAATGGTGCAGGTTATTTGTACATAAGAGAAGCATTTTTTGATATTTTAAACTATGTTGATACTCTTGCAGAGCACGTTATTCTATCTGGGCATATCAAAGATAAGCAGGTAGATGATAAAGGTGAGATGGTAATGTCAGCAAATATTGATTTGACCGGTAAGATCAAGTCTTTAATTTGTGCAAATGCAGATGCAATTGGTTATATGTTCAGAAAAGGTAACAAGGTTATCTTGAGTTTTAAAACTAATGAAGAGACTACTTGTGGTGCTAGACCAGATCATTTGAGAAATGCTGAGATAGTATTGAGTGAAGTTGATGATAAAGGTGATGTAGTAACTCACTGGGATGAAGTATATAAATAATTAATAATATAAAAAATAAGAAAACATGGCAATAGGAACTAAAGACGTAAGTGCAGGAGGAAGTGGATTACCAAAAACAATCACACCAGGTAATCACAAATTGAAAATCAATAGTGTAGTAGCAGAAGACTTTAAATTCATACCAGGAGCAATAGTTATAACTTTAAACGTAGAGACTGAACCAATTGAGGGGTTTGAAGGTTTTATGTTGAATAAAGATATGCCAGATGCTGGTCATTATAAAGGTCAAATTGGTAGAGTAAAAGCTGGTCAGTATGCATTTGCTGATGGTCAGACTAAATCTGGAATACAAATCTATAGAGATAATTCTATATTAGTATTCTTAAAATCTGTTTGTACAGCATTAGACATGACTGAATGGTTTGATACTCAAGATAATGTACATGATACTATTGAAGATTTCATCAATGCATTTAATGAAACAGCTCCATTTAAAGATAAGTATTTAGATTTCTGTATTGCAGGAAAAGAATATGAAGGTAAGACAGGTTATACAAATTATGACTTATTTTTACCAAAATCTTCTAAGAATGGTTATGCATTTGCTAAACTTGGATCAGGTAAACACTTATTATATAGTGAA